CCATATCCTGTATTACCATTATTCATAATTATTGGTATTGGGTTGCTATTCATATTCGTTGTCATTGCTGTTTGTAAAATACCACCTCTTTGAGCAAAATTATTTGTTGAGGAATCCCAGACACCTGTTGATTGTTGTGTAAAGTCTGAACCATCATTGGAAAATACTGCCCATCTTGAGGTTGCAGCACTTCCACCACCTCTCAACAATACAATTCTTTGAGCTGTTGGGTCAAAAGACAAAAACCCTCGAGATACAGAGCTTGTTGAACCTGTACCAAGTGATGTAACTGATGTCGGTGTACCTAAAGTAAAATCATTAGTAGTCATAGTTATATTTACTATGCGGTTGTAATAAGTTGTCGTATTATATGCCATAACTACTTTATTATTATTACTGTCAAAACATAATGTTACGCCATCTAAATACTCTGTTGGCTTTGTTTTACTGCGTTCTGTTGCTGTAATTGCAGAACCATTATTTGTTACAACTATACCTCTAAATGTTGATGGTTCGGCTTTTTCTGATGTAACTAAAAAAGCATTAACATTTGTGTCATAAGTGGCAGCTAATGGACTACCTATATCAAAAAAAGTAGTATCAACATTAACATTAACAAGATAAGAACTTGTTGGTGTGCCTGACGCATTACCTGTTACTGCAATCGCTCTAAATGTTCGGTCTGAACCATTTTCATACACAAGGAAAACCATCATATGGTTGTTGTCTGGGTCAAAAAGTGTTGTGTGTGATGACACAGTATCTGTAGTCATTAAACTTAAAGTGCTACCTTGTTTTGTAAGTGTTGTGCCTGATATTGTATAATTAGCTATAATAAGTTTTGGGTCACTTTCTGTTTGTACAGTTGCACCAAGCACACTTCTGCTTGTATCAAAAGCAATACCTCCACCCCTAGATGCAACGCTATTAATAACAACTTTTGTACCAAACGATATTGTTCTGTTAGAATCGTCTACTGTTGCTACTTGTACGACACCATAATTACTGTTAGCTGCATCTCGATATGAAACTGCAACTTTATCATCTGCTACTTGAGCTAATGCAGGAGATACATAGTTAATTCCATTCGTGCCATTAAATTGGTTTGCTGTGCCTATACCCTCTGTAACATCATTTCCTGTTTCAGCTACTTCTTTTGCTTTACCTGCTGCAGTAAGTATGACAGGTTTTCTTATAGCAATAGCACCATCTGCAACCATGTTTATACTGCCACCACTTGCCATATTTGTTAATGCTGAGCCATCAACTGCTGGTAGCTTGGCAGAGCCATCTAATTGAACAGCATTATTTGCTGATGTACCTGCATCTAATGTTGCAACTGTACCAAGACCTAGTGTTGTTCTTTGAGCTGCAGCATTTGCGTCATCTAGTAGGGCTTTACCTGCTGTTGTTAAGTCGTAAGTACCTGCAGTTCCACTACCTGTAAATTGTATGCCTTTGTCAGCAGCAGAGGTAAGTCCTGCAAGGGCATCTAAATCAGGGTCATGGGCTTGCACATTTGAACCTATAGCTAATCCTAAATTTGTTCTTGCTGTTGATGCACTTGCTACATCTGATAAATTATTACTAGAACTTAAAAATCCACTTGCAGTAAACGCAGCTTGTACCCATGCGTTTGATGAATTTCTAACAAATAATTCATTTGATGTTGTATTAAAATATAATGCACCTGTTACTAAAGCATCACCATCATTATCAACAGTAGGTGCTGATGATTTTGCACCCAAATATCTGTCGTCAAAACTGTCAAAAGATGCAGCAGCTGATGTAGCACTTGAGGCAGCAGCAGTTGCTGATGACGCTGCGGCAGTCGCACTAGACGCTGCATTTGTAGCTGATGTAGCAGCATTTGATGCAGATGTAGCAGCAGCTGTTGCAGAACCTAATACACCATCAACATAACCTTTTGTCGTAGCATCAGCAGTATCAGTCGGTGTGTCTAAACCTGTTATTTTATTGCTACCCATAGCAAGGTTACCAGATAATGTACCACCACTTAAATTAAGTTTTAGTGCATCTGCTGTATCAACATAAGTTTTTGTTGTTGCGTCATTTGCAGATGATGGTGCTTTTAATCCACTAACAGTATTAGAATTTGCGTTAATATCACCTGTCATTGTACCACCAGCAAGTGGTAATTTTGCTGCGATAGAATTAGTTACAGTTGTTGAGAAACTAGCGTCATCACCTAATGCTGCAGCTAATTCGTTTAATGTATTTAGTGCTGCAGGTGCAGAGTCAACTAAACCAGATATTTCGGTATCAACATAACCTTTTGTTGCTGCATCTGTAGAACCAGATGGTGTAGCAAGACCTGTTATTGTTTGTGATGTGGTACTATCCATATCTAATGTACCATTTATAGTGACATTATTAAATGTAGATGTGCCACTTGTTGCGGTAACATTACCATCTATTGCACCGACAAATTTCGTATTGGCTGTTATTGTCGTTCCTGTAACAGCAGCTGGGGTTGTGCCACCTACAACACCATCTAAAGTACCTGTTACATTACCTGTAAGATTACCAGCAAAATTTGTATTAGCGGTTATGACTGTGCCTGTAATAGCTGCAGGTGTATTTGCACCTATAACACCATCAATATTACCTCCTGATATAGTCACGCTACTGCCAAGACCAACAGTCGAATTTGCAGACAATGTTGTAAAAGCCCCTGTACTTGCACTAGCCGCACCTATTGGTGTACCATCTATTGCACCACCATTGATGTCTGCTTTGGCTACGACAACCGAACCACTACCATTTGGCGTAAGGTTGAGGTCACCATTAGTATCTAAAGTGACAATACTGTTACCATCTAGGTGTAAATTATCTATTTTAAGAGTAGATAAAACTTCATTACCAAGATTTAGGTCAGCAAGTTGTGACATCAATTCTCTTATAGCATTGTTAATATTAGATGGTGCTGTACCCTCAGCAATACTAATACTATTTAAGTCAGTATTATTTGCTGCGGTAGCATCAAACTGTGATATTTTTGTTTTTGCCATTATATACTCCTAATCTAATAAGCCTGTTTGTTCTCTTGTAACATTTGCTAGTCCACCTGATGTACCTAACAAACTTAATTTATCTGTAACTATGTCAGCGATTCGTTGACCACCTTTTGTGTACAAAGCTGTACCAGCCCCTAATGCTGTACCAACTGTAACAGGGTCAGTAAAATATGCTGCACCACCTAATCCTGCTAGTCCTAAACCCCTTTCTGGTGTACCACTATCAGGTACAACATTTTTTAAAACAGAATGATATTGTTGGGCTTCTTTTTGTAAACCAGCACCACCGCTTCCTCGTCTTAAATCTCTTTTTGGCGAAGTTTGTCTTATTCCTGTAATTAATTGACCTGTTGTAAATACACCATCATTTTTAACTGATGAACTAACAGCGTTTCCAATCGGTAAAAATTGACGAAATGTTAAATTTATTTTTTTTAATTTATCTGCATATTTAGGATTATTATTTTCCATTAATTTTGTAAGTTCATTTCTTACTTTTTGTAATCGAAAAGCATTTTCTCTTACTGCAGCGTCTGGGCTTTTTATACCCTTGCTAATATTTTGACTTAACTTGCTTTCTAAATTTTTTAAATTTTGACCTGATATATTTCTTGCGTTTTTATTAAGACTTGATTTAGTTATATTGTTATTAATTAAATTAGTTGTTTTTTTTATAAAATCTTCTCCAACATCTGTTGATATATTTAAATCATCTGAACCAATAGCTTTAATTTTGGTTATTAATGTTTGTATGCTAGTTTCATCTAATTTTAATTTTGGTATAATTTCTTTATAAGCATCTCGAATAAAACCATCAGCCTCATCAAAGGCTTCATGTCCTACTTTGTTTTTGTCTAATTTTTTACCAATATTTTTTAAAACTCTGTCATAAATATTGACATTCATTTGTTGAAGAACATCTTGTTCACGCTTTCTTATTGTTTCACCTAATATTGGTACTGATTTTAAAATTTCTTCAAATCTTTTTGCAGTACCACCAATCTTTTGACCTATCGTTAAGTTTAATTTGTTTTTTAATGCTTGTGCAGGTTTGCTACCAGCCAACCTTTGAATTGGGTATAAAACTAATCCAAATGGTGCTGTTTTTGCACCTGTTTTTATTTTTTCAATTACATCACCCTCTTCTTTACCACTACCATATAAACCAGCTAATCCCATAGCCTGTAAAAATGGTTTTGCTTTATTAGCAAGTGTTGCTAATCTTGTTCCTGCAACAACCGGAGTTGCTAATCCGCTTGTGCCTAATGTTAACAATATTCCTGATGGAATAGAACCAATAACCTCATTAGTAAGTGATTGAATAGGAAAATCCTGTTCATACGCCTTTAAAGCAGCTCTAATTTCAGGCAAAAGTTCCTCATAGCTTTTCTTACCAATCATAGAACGAATTTTTGCTTCAATTTCATCACCATAGCCAAAAAACAAACCTTGACCAACAGCACTACGAACAAAATCCCTATCTAAAAATCTATTGTTTTTGTTGTTTTGTGCCTCTGCTTCTCTTTTTCTTTTTAAAGCTAATTTTTTCTTTTTTAATTCTAAACTATCCGCCATAATTAACTATTTAACTCCGCATCAATTTCTTCTGGTGTCATTTCATCTATTGGTTTTAGTGTTGATGTTTGATTAACACCTGTTTTGTAAGTATTAAGAAATTTGTTTAATTCGTCTTGTAAGGCTTTTGCAACAGGGTCATTTTGTATTTTTACACCTTTTCTTTCTGCTTCTCTTTCTAAATTAGTTAATGATTGTTCAGCTTGAGTAACAACTAAATCAAGCTGTTCAACAAAATCCTCTGCATTTAAAGAGTTACTTAAAGATGCCCACGCACCTTGTAGTAAATCAATTTCTCTTTCAGAAACTTGCCCTAATGCACCTCCTGTTGGACTTGCTGCCCTCATTTGTGCTAATGTACTAAATCCTGTATATGCTTTTATAGTTGTTAAAAGATTTTGTACTGTATTTGCATCACTACCTCTAATACTTTCAGTAAGTGCTGAAAACGCACCAACAGCTTGTGGATTTTTAGTAACTATTTCTTTTATTTTTACAGCATTAGTTAAAACAGGAGTTAATTTTTGTATTTCATTTACTCGTCTATTTTCAAATTTAATAATCTCATCATTATATGCTTTACTACCTTGAATAAAAACTGTTTTTACTTGACCATTTCTTCTAACATTTACTCTTCCATTAGCGTCTGGTTGACTTAAAAACTTATCATTTGGTAATGCTATGTTTGCATTCATAAATTCATTATTATTTTGCATATTAGCATTTTGGTTGTTTTGTCCGCCACCTTGATTAGGTTGGTTCAATCCTAAAATCTTTTGATTTACCTCATTTTGATAATCGATAAAACTTCCTGTATAATTAGCATCTCTTTTAGCTGTTAAATAATTTTGAAACATTGGAGTTCCTGTAAGTCCTTGTGCTCTTTTAGCTTTTTCTTCCCTAAGAGGGTCTTTTGGGTCTATTCCTAATTGTAGATAAAATCTATCTGTTTCATTACCTTTGCTTGCTTGTTTATATGCTAACATTGGTGCAGCAAGATTTAACCCACCTTTTGGTGTTAAACTTGGTTGACCTTGTTGATATAAAGCATTTGCAAGTGCCAATAAACCCTCTTCACTTACATTACCTAATAATCCATTTGGTCTTTTTTTATTATCAAATAATCCCATGTTAACTCCTAAACTAAATTCAATGTTTTTAAAATACCTGCAATCGTAGCCACATTACCAAGAGCATTTGCAGCTCTATTTTCATAAATTGGTTGTGATTGTGTTTGTGCGTTTCCTGCTGCAGCATTTAGATTACTTAAAAATGTAGCTAGTCGTTGTTGTGGTGCAGCTTGTAAGAAATCAAAACGAGCTTTATTTGCTTCAATCTGTCGTTGTGCTTGTTGTTGTCTATCTAAACCAACAGCTGCTAATTGTGAATAATCGACATAATCTTGATTAGCAATAGATGGGGCTTGTGTAATCATTGCGTTTTGTCTTTGTCTTTCTCGTTCATAATTTTGCATAAGTGGGTCTGCCAAGGCACGAGTAAGTGCCATTTGGTTTGCACCAGAACCTAAACGACCAGCTCGACTGAATTGACCTTGTACTCTATCGGTTATTGGGTCTAATACTGCGGTTTGAAAATAAGGATTATTACCTGATAAAAAATCACCACGCAAAGTATTTAGTGATAAATCTTGTGCTTGTCTTGTTATAGGACTACCAGATAATGCTCTATTTCTTTGTAGATTCATAGCCATTTGTTGTTCAGGACTAAAATCTGCTACAGTATTATCTGGAAAAAAATTAAACCCTGTTCCTGCGTTATACATTCTTTGGGCTTCATTTGCACCATACGCTAACTGTGGTAAAACATAGGCAGGTGGCAACATTGTCGTTGTTTGCATACCTGTTTGTTCACTTCCGCCAATACTCATAATAAACTCCTTATTGATATTGTACCTACTTCTTTGTAAGTTCTGTTTTCATGTTTAATTTTTGACCAACCTTTACGACCTAATATCATTGATTTTTCACAACCAATAGATTTAGCCCATTCACAAATTGGTTTTTCCATTTCTTTTAATTCTTCTAAATTACCACCACCTAACCAAAATCGTATCATTTTATAATTAGGATATGTAACTATTTCTGTAACACAAGCTGATTGCTGTCCGGTCCATAATTGAGCATCACCTCTTGCTATTGCATAAAATACATCTTTCTCACTATGGCTATCAATACCCCTATTAAGGGCTTCTAATATATATTTGCGTGATTTTAACCACGCTTCTTTATCCAATGATGATGTATTCATATTGTCTAGTTGTTCCACTACTATTATGTGTAATTGTAAAGGACCCATTTGTTCTAGTTGAAACAAATAAAGCTGTAAGTTCTGCTGCAGCATTAGCTGATTTTGGCATAAAAGTTATAACACTATTTTCACCAGCACGAACATCATTAACTGTAGTTGTCGTAGATGAGGTTTGCAAGGTTATTGACCCTGTTGAATTAATACCACCATCTAAAATACGATTGACAACCTCTGCAACCTGTCTAGGACTACCACCTTGATTAGCTAACCTTTTGTACTGATTATCAGCCATTATCGTTTACCTGTTGTTTTTGCCTCTATCTCTACACCTTGTATATATTTCCATGTACCTGATACATTCAGTCTTATCTTATGATACCTACCTTGATTTGACCTAACATTACAATATCCATCTGTATTTAATGTGCTTTCTGTACCAAAACTATCTTCATCAACTTGTCTATTTCTTGATGACACTTGTGCTGTTACTGATGGTGATGTACCACCAACAATTTCTACATAGGGTATGACATTAGTAATAACACTTGTCCGACCATTACCTGTATCTAAATCAGCAGTTTCTATTAATGCTTGTTTGTTAATACCACTAAATGTATGTAATTTTTTATCTTTAGCACCACCAAATATAAATTGACCACCTATATAGATAGATGAGTCAAGTGATGCAGGTAAACCATCTAATGATGTACTAATACTATCTAATTCTTCTAATGTGTAATTTATTGTCATAAATGGTGATATAAGTTCACAATCTAATTCTGCATACGACCATCTTCGTAACGCATAATTATATATTAATAATCTGTCCGGTGTATCATCATTTGAACTACCTGATGTATATGACCAAACGACAATTTGTTCTGTAGGGTCAACCGCAGTAGATATTCTACCCTTGTTTCGTATTGTAAAATCATCAAAGAAAAAACGATTTACTTTTTCTGCCCCTATAGGTGTGCTTCTTTGCCCATCAAATTGATAAAAACCATCATCTGATAAGTAAAAAATTGTCTCACCAACATTTGCTACTGAATTTGGATAGTTACAACCAAAACCTGTTTGTACTTTATCAAATTGAAATATAAATGGTGTACCAACATACGAACCACGCACTATACCTCTTTCACATAATATCGTTGCATATTCTCCACCAACAATACCTGTAATATCACCCATATCAAATATATCTTGTATATCAGATTGGTCTGTGCCTATAGTCCAACCTGTATGTGATGCAAGTGATGAAAAATACACACGATTAGGATAGACTGTGCCACCATATTTTACATTACCTGTAAATACAAAGTCACCAACAACTGCTATATGTTTAGCTGCAGGACTACCGGATATGTCAGCAAAAGCAGAACTTGTACCATTATCATAGACTTGCAATATATTATTATGCCCTGATGCACCGATAACAAAACCACTAAAGTCAATAAACTTCCATATATCTTCATTACCCAATGATGTGTAATTACCTGCTTTTGATATATTTGTTAAGTTAGAGTTTGATTTTGTAAACTCATATAATTTTGTAACATCACCTGCAAATATTTTTGGGTCACCACTATCGTCTTTAGCAGCAAATATACCTCTTAATCTATTATCAGCAGCATTACTATATTGTGATAAATCTTGTAAACCACGATACCCTCTTGCTGCAGGTATAACATTTTTTGCTGTTGTTACACCAGATGTATTATCTGGTTGGTCCGGTAACCATTCACCAAAATTTAACATTAGGTAAATTCTCCATATACACTTCTCATCTCTAAACCAACACCATAGCTGCCTTTTTCTTCGTCAACTCGTATTTGTTGTAGTATTGATTGTATTAAGGCTTCGTATTGTGTAGCTCTTTGTTCATCTAAAAGGTATGTGTAAGCGTGAAATAAGCTCGCATAGAGGTATAAATCAGGATAACGAGTCAATATAGTATTTGATGTATTACTGTCACTCAGAGAGCTTACAGACGCTTTATAAGTCAATTCTATATTGTATGCTGTATCTGGTATAGGTGCTAAAAACAAATTATCACCAATTACACTATACACTCGTGGTAATCCTGTACCTGTTGTAGCAAATTCTTTTTTTACTTGTAATGGTGACAAATACCTTAATGTAATTCTTGGATTGTTCATTACTTTAACATTACGAATTGTACGCATATCTGTTGGTAATGATACATAGGCATTGTCAGGTGTTGTTGTTAGAGTTGTGCGTGTATCTTGAGAGCGTGATTCTAATTCACGACTAATTCTTGACTCAGCAAGGTCAATAAATGTATCTATTTGTGATGTTAAATCATCTCTTGCCAAAAAATTAGCTATTTGTGTTTTTAGTTCTGAATATGTTGTAATTGACATTATATATTACCACCACCTGTTCTAAAAAATTTGTTGTCAGGGTCATTTAGCCATCTAGCCCATGCCTTTTTGTTATGTTTTGGTTCACCAAGTTTTTTTGTTAATTCAAAATATAGATTAGCAGGTAGTTCTGCAACTTGCCTCATGTGTTTTTGTGTACCAACAATATCGTATGGTTTGTAATCTATATCTAATTCTTTTGCTTTTTTTATAATATGTTCAGTTTCTTGTTCAACTGTTACATGATGTTGACCATCAGAACCCCCATGAAAATATGTAGTTTTTTTCTGTACAGGGTCATATCCTATAATTTTTTTCATTATCTGTCCTAAAGTTCGGTGGGGTATTTAATACCCCACCTTTGCTATTACTAAGATGTATTTAAATCTGTTACCATAGCGTGTGCTTTAGGTGCTGTTGGCACATAAACATACTCGCTGACGATAGCAAATTTTGTAGCGTCACCTGTAGGTGCTACATCTGATACAGAAAATAATCTATTAGGTAATGCACCAATAGAATAGTGGTCAGAATCTAATAGGAATATTGTATCATTTAGCATTTGTCTGCTGATAGTGACACTAAGCTCACCAAAATCAGTAAGATATAGTGATACACTACCAATGATAGCAATATCTCTTGGTGCAGAATATTGTAACTGTGCAGTTGCAACTGAACCAGAAGATAAATCACTAAATGCTACTTTGTTAGCAGGTGATACAACTAGCATATCTGGCTGTCCGCCATCATCATAAGCTAGTTTCATTGCAGCATCAATTTTTGCTAATGTAAGGGCAGCGTTAGTACCAGCTTTGTCAGAAACATCAGTACCATCACCTGTTGGTGTTGTACTTGGAGAAACAAGTGAAACATTAGTCATAAATGAACTAATTTTACCTGTTTTTCTTGGTTCTGGTGAAGCTACTCTTGCTTCGTTTTTACATAGTGATTTTTCAATATCTCTACGCTGTTCAAGTCCTTTTAGAACTTTCACATAAGCTGTTTCTTTGTCACGACCAGCTTTATCAACAACATCAAGTGTTCCTGATACTGATGCAGCTTGTACTGAGATTTGGTGATAATTACCAAGTCTTGTAGTTGCTGTTGGGTTGACATAAGAATAGTCAGCACCCTCATTAACATAATTGTCATCTGCAGCTGCGGCTAATTCTTGAACTTGCCATTCGTGGAATACACCACTTGATGTAATTTTTTTGGCGTTACTGAAAATTGGTGTTTCAGCTGGGTCAATTCGAGTAATTACATCAGACAAATCTTCTCTTTCACCGATTGCATTTGCGGTTTTAAAAGTTGCCATAATAAACTCCTTTATGGTTAATTGGATTTTTGTAAAAGATAATCAACAGCAGAATCCATGCTACCTGTTGATTTCAACTTATTGTAGGCTTTATCGACCTTTGTTTTGTTTAAGGATTTTTGAGTTGAAAGTTTCTTACTAGATTTTGTCATTTTTGGTGCTTTTTTCAATTTTTTCTTAACTAAAGGTTTTTTTGATTCTAAAGCATCATACATCATTGCCATGCGTAACATTAATATTGCTCTATGGTCAGTAGCATTATTAAGTTCTTGGTCATTAAAACCATATCTTTTTGCAAAAGTAACAATGTTTCTTTTATCTATTTCAGCAACTTTTTCATCTTTCCATTCAGGTATTGCTTTTACAAGTTTTTCTTGTTCTGCAGCTAAATGTTTTTGCATTTGCTGTTGTTGTTCAGCAGCCTGTTGTTGTTGTAGTTGATTTTGTGCTTGTTGGACTTTTTGTAACTCTAGTTGTTTGTCACGATAATCGTCTTTTTGTTTAATGAACTCTAAGGGGTCTGTATTATACAAATTATCCCAATACTCTTTTGTCGGTTCATTTTGTATTTCATTCGACAATTTTTGATTCAACTGTTGTAATCCTTGTGCAAGAGCATTACGCTCTTGTAAAAGAGCCTCTTTTTGCTGTTCAAATTCTTTTCTTTGATTGGCTAAATCGGTTGTCTTTTTTGTATAATCAGATTGTCGAGAATAACCTGCAACTAATTCATCAAGGGTAACATCTTCTTCTACACCATTATTTTTAACAGTATAGTATTCTTGTTCCTCAAATTCTTCAGTTTCTTCAGTTATTTCTTCATCTGATTCTTCCGATACATCTTCCTCAGTAGCTTCAAGTGCCTCATCAGGTTCTTCACTTACTAATTCTTCTGTATCTGTAACATCAGGAGTTTCTTCAACTTCTGACTCAGGTTGTGCCTCTTGATTCGGTTGTGGATTATCTTCTGATTCCTGCCTATCAAGTAGTAGGCTTGCGGCTTCCGCCATATTGATTGGTTCGTTCCCTGTTGGGTTGTCGTTTATCATGTTTTTCTCCTTTGTGACTGCTTAATGCTTGGTCATAATTGATTTAATTGGTCATCAGCTAATTTACCATTAGCGACAACATTTTCTATGTGTTGTTTTACAGTTTTAAGTGTTGACAACATCATAAAAACTTTTTCACGAGGTTCTTTTTGTTCTATAGAACTGTTAGCCCATGCTTCATGGTATTGTTCTTCTAAGTATTTAAAAGCCTCTTGTAATATCTCATTTCGTAATAATGCTTGTGCCTGTTCAGCACGAGCTTTGTCTTTTTCTAAATTTTCAATTTGCACCATTTTTTATCCTATATGTTTGTTTGATTATTTTCCTCATTTATATTTAATAAGTTAATCGCAGCTACACTATCCTGCGTTGTTCCATACAAAAGTGTATCTAATTGTTCATTTGTATAACCTTTATCAATTAAACTTGTTCTTTCTGCGTCTGTTAAAAATAAACGAGTATCAACTGTGTTAGGTTGTAACAAACTTCCTAATAAAGATGCAGTTTCTGGTGATGGGTTTTGTGATGCCCCTGTTAAAGCATTAGCAGCTACCTCATCATAACCTAATGACATATAACCACGCATAACATCATCAGATGACCTTGCTGGTAAAACAAAATCTTTTAAATTTATACTATCCTCGTTGTTAGCTATTGCTTTTAATGCAAGTAAATTTGTTCCCTTTACAACATTGTCTGTCACTCTTGTAGATGTATTACCATCATTAAGAAAATAAAATCTTTTTATATCGTCTGTACTATTAATAATATCACCTGTTTCAGGACTGTAATTTAATCTATCTGTATTAGTTTGTTCCTCGTCAGTATCACCAAATGTTATACTTAATGGTCTATCACGACCAAATTCAACTAAATGGTCACCCTCTACTGATAATCCATAAGAATTAGCAATCGTATTAACTGCTGTGCCAATACCTTGTGATATTGATGATGCTGCATCAACATGTTCTTGCTTAAATTTATCACCACCCATACCAAATTCAGATGCTGTATTTGTATCATAATCATAAGTACCTGAACCTGTTTTAGCAGATGGGTCTGGTGCCATTTGATTAGCTACGAACAATAATGTGCCTATTGCAGCTGTTGCTGGGTTTGTTGCAAGAGCTTGAGCTTGAGAACCTAATAAACCTGAACCACTTAAACCTGCGGCTGTATTAAAAACATTAGAAACATTACCATCTTCTATTGCATCTAAACCTGATAAAATACCACCAGCTAAAGATAATGCCTCTGCACCTGTTAATTGTGTTGCCTCATTTATTGCTGAACCAGCAGAACCAAAACCCTCATTAATTGGGTTATTTAAAAAATTACCTAATTTATCAAATTGTTTATCTAAAAAATTTTTTTGAACTATTTTTTCACCAACTTTAACGCCATTTTCTGTAACATCTACAACTTTAAAGTCTGGGCTAAAACCTCTATTATTAAAAATAGCATTATAACCAGCTATAGGTTCATCTAAACCTAAAATATTACTAAAAGCATCTGCACCTGTTGCAACATCAGTTGCAATATTCCCCTTAAAATTTAAACCACTTATTGTTGCAGGATTTATTACATTATAGCTTGATGTGCTTATTAGAGGTGTACCACCTTTTGTAAGTACAGAACTAACAGGAATTTGTTTTCCAGCAGTACCAAAAGCATCACTAAGAACATTATTTATGTCAATAACAGATGTGCTTGCATTAATTGTATTTGTAAGACTATCTAATTCCGCACCACTAATGTCACCTGTGCTAAAAAGAGAATCAATTATTAAATTATTAGCATTTGTTTTTACATCAGACAAAGTTGTGTCTGTAACCTCTGTTGTTCCGCTATCAGCAGTTGTAGCATCAAGTGTGTTATCAGTTTGTAAATCTACAACCTCTACGACACCTTTTGTTGACAAATTAGAGCCATCAGTTGTGGTATCATCTAATGATGTATCTATAACAGTTACTTTACCATCATCTGTTGTTACTGTATTAGTATCATCACTATCTGATACATCTTCGACTGTAACAATTTCATTTGTAGTTACATCAGATGATGGAGTACCTGTATCAACAACTGATGATGTTAGACCTGTAGTAGTATCTGTAATTGAAGCACTATCATCTCCACTTAATAATTTATAAGCAGAAGCACCAACAAGACCTGCAGCCCCTAACCCACCTAAGTCTAAACTACCATCTAATGTACCACCACGATTAATAAATGATTCCCAAAAACTAGGGTCATAAGGTAATGGTTTGTAAACATTCATGTTAAATGTGTCAGGACTAACTGCAAAACTTTGTTGAAAATCACTCTCAAGTGTTGGGTACTGATTTAACATATCCATAACAACTTGTGGTCTTTGTTGCATAACATCTAAATCTGACAATGTGTCTAATACAGGTGTGTTTTGTAACAATCCTTGTTGTGGAACAAAGTAATTAGGATTATTTAATACAGGTTGGAAATTCTGCATAAAACCTGAATAATCTACTTGTTGTGTTGTTGGTTGTATTTTATTTAACTCACCAACTATATCTACTGCATCATTTCTCATTATTCAGCTCTTGGTAAGTTTGTAGATGGTTCACCACCTAATTGTTGTTCAAATCCTCTTAATTGTGCCTCATAGCGTAATTCTTCTTGTCGTATTTGCATTTTCATTTGCAATTCTTCTCGTTTTAAAGCTAATTCTGCGTCTTGTTTTTGTTTTTGTAGCTCAAGTTCTGCCTGTAATTTTTGCTGTTCAAATTGCATCTTCATTTCAGCCTCGCTTGGTGGTGGAGGTTGTTGTGGTTGTGGTGGTGTATCTTCTGGATTTTTAAAGAATCTTGACGCATCTTTAAATCCTGCCATACCTGCAAGTTCAGCAAGAGTATTACGATACTGTTGTAAACTAACTAATGGATTGTTTATACCTGTTTGCAATAATATTTGTTCTTGTTTTTGTGCAATCGTATTTAAAAATGCCATTTTTTCGTTAGTTTGACCACTACCTAATCCGACATTTACTGAAATATCGTATTCATGTTTCCAATTACTAGGGTCAATCGGAACAAATTTATTATTCAAGCGTATCATTTGGTCTTTTTTGCCATGTTGTAAACAAAGTGTTAAAATTAATTGAAATAAGTCTTTCACGCCTGTTTCGGCAAAAACACGAGCAATCATTTCTATTTTGCCTTGTGCTGCTGACATTTGGGCTGCAACTGCGGTTGCTGTTGTACTTTGTAAAGCATCAGCATCTAAACCCATTGATGCTTTTGATAATCCTGTTCTTTGTTCTTTTAAACTGTCAAGATATTGTAACAAACTAAATGCGTTTTGACCGATAAGTTGTGGTTGCAATGGTTGTAAGGCATTAGCTTGACGAACACGCACAATACCACCAGCTCTTGAGTTTAACAAATCATCAATATTAACCTGACCCTCTACAGCTGCAACTCTAACATTATTTGTTAAATAAATATTATCTAATAATTGACGCATAACAGTTGATTTTATCATCTGTATATCCATAATTAGTTCTGCTAAACTACGACCTACTAATCTATGTGGCATAAGTATTGGTGATAAACACGCAAAAGGTATATGGTCAAAAGTATCGTTTTCAACTATTTCAAAACCGGACCCTAGTGCAACAACTCTGCGTAACTCTGCAATACCATCACCATCATAATCAGCACGAATATATGCTTCTGTAACTAACACATCACGCATTGACATATCAGAGGTATCGGTGTCAGAACCAGACTCAACATCTTCAAAACGATTTTGTACCTCTTGGTCAAAATCTAATTCTGTATAACCAGCATAGCGTTCAACTGTTTCTCGGTCATAACCCATTTGTACTAAATCAGTTACTTTCATTGTTGTTCTATGTGCAACAAAATCAGCTTCATCTATTGATGCAGCCCTTTTGTTTACTAAAAATTCTTCAGGTGGTATGTTGTCAACTCGTATCATACCATCATACATGGTTCTTTTTATGGTAACATCATGTCTGATATAATCTTCCATGATAGGTGTACCCATTTCATCAATTTCTTCTGATTGTAAATCTAAGGTTTTTTGTTCAACAATTTCAATACTATCATCTTGTAACAATAAAGTTAATTCATCATCTGATAAGTTTGTATATGTTTCTTCTTCTACTTTTTCTGTTTCGTCATAATAGACTTTTACTACACCAAGTTTTTGCAGTAATGCGTCTTTAAAAAAGTTGTGTAAAATAACAAAACCATTATTTTGACAGTTAATAACATAATTTGCGTATGATGTTGCTTGTTTTGCACCCTCCACATCTTCCTCTTGTCGTGGCACAAACTCAACATAATTATCTGTCTGTGTAAAAGTACGCATCAGGCTTGGCATGATAAATTCTATGGTATCGGCAACTTCTGTCGTTACAACTTGAGAACGCCCCTCTTGTTCGTTACCAAACTTTTCGCCCATATAGTAATCCATAGCACGAATCCGGTCTATACCATACTCACTATCATAAAACCCTAATGCGTTTTCTATTTCATTACGCACAAGAGCTTGAAACTCTAGTTCATTCATAACTTACCTTATTTTTTTGTGGTTTTTTTCTTTTCGGCAGCTTTTTTTTCTTCTTTTGCCTTTTTAGCTGTCTTTTCCATGTCTGCTATTTGACTTTTTTGCATAGTATTCTCCTTATTATATAAATAAAAGTATTACGATAATGACACCAAAAGCAGCATCAACATAATCCCATGAGTGATTTTTGATATAATTATATATGTTTGTAATTATTTCCATGTTTTCTCCTAGTTTAATTTGCTAATATCAGGTGCAATATCAACACTTTTTAATTTTTTCATAAACTCTTTACTTGTGCCACCTGACCGATAAAATGTATAGGCAGCTGTTGCCAAGACAACATCTGTTAAAAATGACCAATCTTTTATGGTTTCGTTCATTGAATCTACCTCTGTTACCAAATGTGATAATAGAGCGTGTGTAATAGGGTTTTCAGTAATAAATTTTTTTGTTTCTTCTTCATTAATATCAAAACCCATATACATTAGGTCATATTTTATGTTATCCATGAGTTATCCTTATATGCTATTGGTTTATTCCAATTATGTTGTGTGCCTCGAACACTTGCAACAAATGATTGATGTGCAAATGTTAAACAAAACGCATCAGCTAAATCACAAGAACGACCACCTAATCTTTTCTTAAATTCATCTTTTGCTTCAACTTTTATTTTTCCAGCACTTGTTATTTTAAAACGAGGTGCAATTAATTCTTCAATAAGTTTGTCATCTTGTATAAGAAAAACATCACGACCCTCAAACCATTCTCTAGCACGAAACCATAATTCGTCACGCAAACGCATATACTTGTCACGCATACTAGGGCTTTCACTTACTTGTATAGGTCTAGCAGGTAAATCAAGTTCTGTTAATCTTGAACATACACCACTACCAATTCCAATAGTATCAACAAAAATATCTGTTGGTTTATCTTTGTAATTACACATTTCATACTCTTGTACAACCATACCAACAGTTTCCATTAGGTCTTTTCCTTGCCATGTTCGTATTTTGTCAACAACTTCATTGCCACGCCTTTTACATAAGGCGGTTCTGTCACTACCAAAATTGGCGACATCTAACCCCCAAACAACAGGTGTGTAGGGGTCAACTTGCACATCTCTTTGTAATGAACTTTCAACCATATATAATGGTATAACTGTATCATCTTCTGCACGAGGAAACTCACCCAAGACACGCACACGATAAACATTAGAATCATCACCATATTTTAATTTCATATCTTCTATATAATCTGGTGACACTTGTGTACTGTCTTTGCAGGCAACAGTTTGTAAGGTCCACCTATCACGCATTGCTGAAAAAGCATTAAAGAAATACCCACTTGTGCGTGTTGGGTTACCGGTCATTACAACCTTAGCATTAGGTGTAGAAAGTGAACCCTCACCAACCTCAAAAATCATATCGTCAACACCACTTGCTTCGTCAATGATAAATAATAAATTTTCACTATGAAAACCTTGTAGAGCTTCTGGGTTTTCACGCCTTGACACACGAGCCACAGCGTAACTATCATTCGCCCCCTCTAAATTAATTTTATCTGTTTTCATTTCAAGTTGTTGATAAAACACATCAGGTAGTTGACGACCCCATTTTTTTGCTTCTGCCCATAATACATCTGATAATTGATGAGCAGTATTGGCTGTACAGACAACCTTACATGGGTGACGAGTAATTAACCACCATAAAATGAGCCATGATAATACTGCTGTCTTACCAACACCATGACCAGATTTTACAGCACATCTTGGATTATCCATAACATTTTGTAAAAATTTACGCTGCCATTTTTCAGGCTTGACACCCAACATTGCCTCAACAAACATAACAGGGTCTGTCGCTAATTCTGAAATAATGTTTTCTAAATCTTCCATATATAACCTATAAGGGGTGAACAGGAAAAATGGTGTATAAAACCTGCCACCCCTGCCTTGCAAGGAATGTAATTGTGTTTTACCATTTTTTTCTGCGTTGTCGTTAGTAGGGAGGATATGACACAATTACATCAATTTTGTCATATTTCGTGATTTGTGGAGGTTTGTCAACACTATATGTAGTATAAAATAAAATTAGGGGGTTGTGATACCCCCTTTTTTTATATGTTATATGTATTTTCTAACCATTTTTGAAACTCTGCATCAAACATATCTAATACATCATACTCATTATCAGTTAAATTTTCTGGTTCATCCATAAATTTTTGATATATTTTTATTCTATCTATATGTAACATTGTATTCTCCAATTATGATAAAAAAAATTTTTTATCTTCTACATATATAACTATTGAGAAACGAAAATTGTCGGAAAAAAAATAATTTTTTTTTTCGGTATAGGTAGGGGTATAATTATTATTACTACTAGGGGGCGACACAAAAAACAGGGGGGGTGTAAAATGTGTAACTTATATGTTGTATTAAGGTCACTCCTCTATTTTTGTTGGGGTCACATCTATTGTCTTTGCTTTAGCTATTTTTCTTTCTTCTTTGTAATCTCTTATCCGGTCCGATACTACATTTATTGTCTTAACTAATTTAACATCTATATCAGTTTGCTTTTGTTGTGGAAATAAAAAAGCAAAATGTCTTATGTCTCGTATATCTTTCGTTAGAGCATCTTTTATTATCTTATGTAATGGTTTGTCTGGGTCTTTCTCCATATCACTTAAGGCGTAATTAAATTGTCTTTTAATGATGTCATAAGCAGCCTTACGAGGTTTGTTAGTTAAACTACCCTTTGGGCGACCTCTACCTCTCTTTATTCTTGTTTTGTTCTCGTTTTGTTCTTGTTTTGTTTCAAAATCCATGATTTTTGACCCTTTGTGTCTTGTCACACCCTTTTATAATTAATTAAATACCTAAACCATTGTTTTATATGTATCACAACTTATTTAATTTTGTCAAAAAAATGTAAATTAATTGTTTTTTTTTAATAAAAAGTATTGACTTTATATGTCAATAGTACTATATATATAAATGTAAGTTAGTTAAAAAAATGGAGATAAAAATGACAAACATACTAGAAAACAAAAATCTAATTAAAAACATTGATGTTCTTGTGAGTGACTTAAAAGAAGAACACAAAAGACAATGGGAAAAAAGCCAAGACAGTTTTGATTATGTAGTTGGTAAAAAATACATAAAAATTGTTACAACTAATGCACATGGTAAACCAGCTTCTGCTTGGGGTTTTGTAGATAAAGATGGTCACATCTATAAAGCAGCTACATGGTCAAGACCTGCTAAACACCCAAGAGGCAATGTTAATGATGGTTACGAAATTAAAAGAAATAGAATCTATGGTCCAGACTATTTAAGAAGAGGGAGATAAAAATGAAACATACTAAACAAGACTATATAAAAATATTAACTAGATACCATGCTTTTGGAGATTATACTGATTTTTATACTTTAATGCGTATGATAGGTGATGAATTTGAAAAAGGTTGGGAAATAAGAACTACAGTTTTGGATAAATCAGAAAAGCTAAATTACTTTATAAATGATTTTGAAGATGCTGATGATAGAAATAAGTTCTTTGATGAAAAGTATAAGGCAATTAAATGAAAAACTTTTTAATTGAATTTTTATTTGCGTTCATGTGGTTTAGTATAGGTTGGGGATTATTCTTGTATGTCCTTTTCTATACTAATCCATAAGGACCATTAAAAAAAGAAATCTACTAAAGACTCAAGTGTAACACAAAATAATGAATAACCATTTTCAGGTTGATGTCGTATTGTTTTTGCAGCTGTTCTTAAATCAACATCATACAATATGACATCATCAATAAATGTTGCAAGTTTAGGATTAAATGTTTTTATATGTGTTCTTGCTTTATTATAAATATCTCTATGATGTTCTTGATATTCACCATTAGTCAATGCCGGTATGGACCCCTCACCTAATCGTTCACCATACTTAACAATGGTTGATGTTCGTTCATGTCCTAAAAAATAATGTGTATAATATAAGGTTGCTGCATTGTGCATATCAGCATTAATTTGATTTCTTGCATAATATCTATCGTAAACAGTTGAACCACGATTTCTTAGTCTGCGTATTCCGGCTTTTATAGTTTCTTCTAATACATAAATATTATCGGTTTTTCTAATCTGTTCTTTTGTTGGTGTTACTTTATTCAAGCTGTAGTTCCTTACTATCTAGTGTATGTTTTACAGGTAAACCCATGTCTATTAATTTTTTTATATGTTTATAATCACCAAAAACCCTTGTTCCTTTATGTATCTGAATAACATAAGATTTACAAGCTAAAGGTGACTCGTTTGGAAATGACTCAAACCATTTTTGTTTAAAATTATCATTATAAATAATACCACTATCTGCAATGTTAGTGCCTTTAGCTAGTTCCCATTTATCATATTTAAACAACTCACCAAGACCAGCATATTTTTGATTATCACGATACTTATTAAACTGATGCAACAATTTTACTAATCGACTTGTATTAGGCATAAAATCAGAACTGAAATTTGTTATAATATACTTTCGTAAATCGTTTAAATAATTTTCAAACTCTTTCATATTGTCGTGGTTCGGTATATTCTCATTTAGTAATAATGTTGTATCTCTTATAAACATTTCACTTTCTTCTCGTGTTTTGTTTCCTAGCGAATATGTACTTAGTAAACCTTTTTGTATTAATATCTCGGCAATGGCATCACACCGGTTTTTAAAGTTAATTTTTTTATATTGATTATCCAACCCAATCTCCCTTTTTTAATTGTGATACTATATCATCAATCATAATAGCTTGTGAAACTTTATTTGGTGCAGCTTTCTTTAGCCAATTCAAAAATGCTAAATTGTAATTTTTTCTTACTTTCTTTTTATCATTATGCCATTCAAAGAATAGTCGTCTTTGTTGATGATAGTCTAAATTTTTTTCTTTTATCAATGACCAATGTTTATCATTTAGTTTAAGTTTAATTTCATTCATATTTAGTTACCTTTTTATTATTTATTTATTTAGTTTAATTTAATTTATTTAATTTATTACAAAACTCATGTGAAAACGCATGCGTTTATTTTTTATTGTTAATAATAGCTTTTAAATCGGTTGAACTGTTTATTGTATCTTGTTGTTTATTCAACATTCTTCGTTTTTCATTCCAATTTTCACGACTTTGTTTCTTCCTTAAATTTTGATTAAAAAATGTAAAAATAAATTCACTTTCTATGCAATTATCGTCAAAATTTACATAATTTGGGTAATCATTTGCACATTTTATTAGTCGATTTATATTAATTTTTAGTTTCTTTTGAGCAATATTTATCGGTAAAGGTTCACAATCTCTACGCCATAACTCAATAAAAAGTATATAAAGGTCCTTTGCTACAGCCGGTCCACAATCATGTTGTATGTTTACTAAATCACTTACCGGTACATTCATAAACGCTAATTTTTTTTCCATTTTTTTCTCCTACATTAATAATAATTGTGTTTCTATGTTAGTATCATTTTCATAATATTTACTTTCCCCTTTTGGATATGGTAAATCCAATGGATATTTTATTTTACTATAAATATCTTTTTTTTCTCTTTTATTTCCAACAACTAAAATATATCGGTGTTTATCAGTTCTTTCAACTCTTTCATAAAGTTCAGGATTTTTTAACCTTTTTTCTAATGTTGTATGTCTTGCGTGATTATAAACACCATTTACACCTTTTTTCACCCAAAGATAACCACCCTTTGATAACCCTGAATATTTAAAATTAGTTGCTTGATAAATATAACCATTATGGTTTTGTCCTACATCAGCATAAGAAATAACAATTTTTGGTTTTGGTAACATTTTTAATGAATTACCTACTAAAAAACTTGCTTCATTTTTTTTATTATTTTTTAAAACAAGTCTATTTAGTTCTATAACTTTATCTTTGTTTTCTTCTCCAGCAAGTAAACAAAGGTCAGGTGATGGTGGTAAACCATAAGTTACAACACCTACTAATTCATTATTGTCATAAAGTCCAAATGCGTATTGTATTTGTGGTAATCGTTTTGCATAATGAATATCTAATATAAAAATTTTTGTTTCCTCACTTTTAATTCCTATGACTGAGTAATTTTTCATACTCATCACGACAAACCATTGTAACCATGCTCAACTAAAACAAAATCATCAATATTTATTTCAACAACTGTACCAATATCTCTTTTTTGGTCACGATAATTAACATTTTGATAATGTAAAAAATCATCAGCTGTAGCATCAACTAAAGATAAGTCCACATATCCTATGCTTCCACAACCAAGCCATTCTACAATAAAGAAACAAGGTTTACCAAAATTGTTTATAACATCTTTAGCAAACATAAATTTTTTTAATGCTAAATATATAGTAGGAAAGTCACCAAATTTGTGGTCACGAACTCGTGTTTCA